TTAAACTAAATATACTTGCAACTCTAACCGCAGGAAATAACTCGGTGTAAACTATTTCACCGTGTACGTGGTTTAAATTATTATCGTTGTTTGTAGGGTATTCATACCAATTAGGTACGTTTGCAGTCGGCAAAGGAAAACTCGAATTAAACTGCCAAACTCTATTTGAACTTATTAATGGATAACGTACGTTGTAATCGGTTACTGTGCTGTCTATTGTTACTCGGTTGTAAACTTCTTGGTTTGTATAATTGTGGTCTAATGTCGAATAATTTAATTGGCTTAATTTGTCTTCATTAAAGAAGTCTTTTAAACTTACTCCTGCTCCGTAAAATGTTACTGAATAACTATCAGGCATTCCGTTTTTTAGGTTCGTTTTTTCGAGCTGAATTTTACCACGTCTAAATAAAATTGTGTCAACTTCTATATAAGCGTTGTACCTATTTTGATAGTCAATAGTTGCATCAACATCGTTTTGGTAAAAGTGCTGAAATATTGCATTATTAATTGGTGAACAAGGAATTGTAAAACCTTGCGAATAGTCTGTAAAGATTTTACTTATATCCGAAATATTCTGAATAGTAGAATTTACGGTTATTTTCTCATCGTTGAATAATTCTAAACGTGAAAATTCTAACTCGGTTTGTGCTAAAGCCGTTTCTATAAATATTGCTACTTGACGTTTCATTAAATAACTGAATTAATAACATCGTATGTAAACTCAAACTCTAAAGTATAATTTATTTGTTTCGTGTTTATACTCTTAAACAACTCCGTGCTTTTACTATTAATCTTTGCAGGTTTATCGTTAATCAGTATTTGTTCACTTAACATTATTTGTTTTAATACTTCCTTCCAATTTTCATAAACCCAACCTGTGTTAACCTTAATACTTTTTTTGCCGTTAGCGTTAAATACTTTTCTTTGTCCTTCTAAAACGTTGTAGTTAAAACTATCTGTTTGTAATAAATTGTATTCCGTGTTTTCAACGCTTAAAGTGTCGTTACTTGCTTTAAAAAAGAATTCACGTTGCCAAGCCCCATATCGGTTTACAAAGTCAATTATAACAGGTGTGTATTTGCATTCTTCAATAGGAAAAAAAACATAAGATGCTTTTACAACTGAAGAAGCGTTAAGCACTTCAACAGTATTACCGTCGTTTACGTTTGCAGTTCGAACTCGTGGAATGTCAAAAACGTTTGCTGTTGCTCCAAGCACTAATGTTGTTGGTGTTCCTGTACTTAAATTTGTATATCTAACCGTAAAATTTGCACCTACATTTATTCGTATTTTTCCTGCGTATTGCGTAGGTAAATAATAGTGATTAGGCACACTATCTAAACCGTAATCTCCTAATTCTACGTTAACATTGTCTTCGTAATATCCGTAACCATTAAACGCTTTGTAATCAACTTGTGCATCTGTGGCTGTTGGAGAATAAGTTGAACCTACTAATTTATATCTTTTAACTCTTACGTTTGCATATTGGTTTGTTGGTGTAACTACTTGTGCATCGCCACTTGTAGAACAAGCATCGTGACTTATGTATTCTTGTATGTAAGAACTTATGTCGTAAAGTGTTTCTATGTTGTTAGATGCCGGTATTAATTTACTTAACGTGTATTGTGGTGTTCCTGTAAATGTTGTTGTGTTGCTAATAAACAATTCTACCTTTGAGCCGTTTTGTCCACTTTCTGCAATCCTAATTAAGTACGGAGACCGTGTAAATATATTAGCCATTATTTCTTTTCGTTTTTAAATTGTGTTTCTTTAAATAAATTCATTGCGTCTAAACCAAACTTTTCTACAAGTTCTTCAGGCAATCTTTTAAATGCAGCTTCAAATGGTTTGGTAAAAAATAAACTCGGTTTTATTCCTTGATGGTAAACAGTATCTCTAACTGCATACGGATTAAGTCCTTTACTTGCGCTCCATTGCATAAAATGTTTAACGCTTGGCTTCTTACCTATCTTAAATTTAAACTCACTTTGTGGTGCGTTTTGTTTCCACATTTTACCTTTGTTATTCGTGCTTTTGAACTTGCTTGTTGTTGCACGAACACCACCAACTCCTTTAACTCCTTTGTCTTGAAATTGTCCGTACAAATTCATTTCAAAGTCTATAGACAAACTATTTGGCATTGCCTTAACGTTACCCTTTAAACTTTGCCAAAGTCCCTTTGTGTGGTTCTTTTTTAAGGTAGTTAAATTCTTTCGTGCTTCTTTAATTACCGACTTTGAAAACCTATCTAATTCTTTTTGTACTTCGCTTTGTTTCATCTTAACAAATAGTCATTTCGTTTGGTGTTACTATGTCAAGTGTCATTGTCCAACCTGCCATATAATTTTCGAACCTTTCAGTAAATGGTTCTAAATTTGCAGTTCCTTCAACCATAAATAAATCGTATGCTAAACTTCCGTGTTTTATTATTTCATACGCCCTGTTTAATACTGCGTGTTGTGTATTTAGTACGTCAATTTCGTTGTCGTTACCTAAAAAAATATTTGTTGTTGCGTTCTTGGACAAGTCTACAATATCCATTGCTATTAAACTAATATTCCAAGTCGTTGTGCTTTCGTCTAACGTGCAGTTATTTACCATTATATGTAATAAAGGAAATATTGTTTGTTTGCTTAAATCAACTTTGAAAATGTCGCCTTGTGTTACCGTGTTTACAATAACGTCTGCGTCAAAGTGTGTTTTTAATTTGTCTAATAAGTTGTAATAACCTGTCATTTTCGTAATTTATTTAATTGGCGTTGTTCAATTTCTTGCTTTTGTTTTTCGAAGGTAAGATAGTTGAGACACATAGTAAGTCGATATCCGGTGACTGTGTCAAATCTTGTAATGTCTCCTTGAGCGAGTGCATAAACTGATTGATACCAACCCCATTGTTTTCCAAATTGAGCTTGTTCACTAAACTCGTTTCCGTCTTCTTGTTCGTCTTTATCTGCCGTTCCAAATAATTCAGAGTAGCTGCTAATAATTCGCTTCCTAAATTCCAAAAAAAAACACTTGAACTAATCGCTATGTCAACTGGCGTGAACTTCATTAATTCGTGCATTTCATCCATAGGTTTGTAATCAACTATTTCGTATTTATCTTTAAACTTCATTTTAATAGGTCGGTACATTACAGCCATTGCTTTATGATAGTCTTCCCACTTCAGTAAACTGTTTTCCAAGTCTACGTATTCGCCAAAACTTATGTCTTCAAGGTTAGTTATAAATCCAAATTCTTGTGTTCCTATTTTAAACGTTGGTTGAAACTTTGGCTTTTCGCTAAACAACTTTGTAAAGTGTGTTATTAATTCGTTTAAACTTGTTAACTTCATTTTTACAATGTCCTTTAGTTCTATACCACAGAATATTTGAACCATTTTTTGTGCTATAAATTCTTCGTCGTTGCTTCCCTGTTGAACTTTTAAAAATTCTTGGTAGCTTTTTAATGGTATTTCACTTAAAGTAGTAGGTACGTTTATTTCTAACTTCATATCTTAATAATTAATTATTCGTGTTTTTGTTGTGTTCGTTTTTTTGTATGTAATCGTATGCTTGTTTTAACATATTAATATCTCGGATGTCACGTAAATAAATACGAACCTTTACACCTTTTTTTTGGTATATGTAAATTTGTACGCATTGCATCATTACTTCTAAATCGTTCATCTTATAAAATATTGTCCGTGTGTATTGTTTAACCCTAAAGTTTCCATTTCGTGATAACGTACAGCGTCAATTGCGTGGTCGTTTTTTCCTTGCGGTTTGTTTAATGTTTTACCAGACTTGTCAGCATCCCAACAATACGCCCTTAATTCTTTAATTAAGTTTGTGCTTTGTGAAGTAACTAAATAAGATTGCGACTGCATTATTTGTATTCCGTAATTTACACTATCTGCGCCCTTTGTTACTCCTTTTATTTGTTGTCCTGTTCTTCGTATTTCTTCAATGCTTTTCGGTTCGCTACTATCTGCGTATGCTATTACGTGTTTTTGTAGTTTCTTTGCTATGTCGTTATTCAATAAACTTGTTTGGTAACATATTTCATTTAGTATTCTTTGACCGTTGTAATTGTAAACTTCAACTATGCTTGTTGGGTCGTTTGAATACCCAAAGTCTAAACCGTAACCAAGTAACCGTGCTTCAGGCGGTATGGTGTCAATAAGTTTATAGTTTGAAAATATAACTCCTTCTAACATTCCGACAAGTCCTTCGCCATATACTCGCCACCAATTAGCCCAATAACTGCTTGTCGTGGCTTTTAAGCGGTTCTTTTCTATTTCTGTTACTATTCGTTCATCTAACGCTTCGTTGTCCTTGTACGTTAAAATTAAAAAGTCTGTGTCGGGTTCGTCTTTTAGTTCCGTATGCACCCAAAATTCATTCGCTGGGTTAAAGTCAAGGTATATTCGTTTTTTTGTACGTATTGCAAGTTCGTTGTAACTTTCAAATGTTACGTTGTTACATTCGTTAATGTACAAAATATCACGTCTTGCACCCCTTAATTTTGAACTATCGTCTGCACTAAAAAATTCTATATAAGAACCGTTTGAAAATTCGTACCGTAATAAAGATTTGTTAAACTTGTCTTCAAAGAACCTGTTACTCCAACGCATTATTTTAACAAAGTCTTTTAATGCGCCCCTTCGTAAGTGTGGAATGCTTTCAGCTACAATACTTATTTCCGTGTTTTTGTGCTTTGTCGCTATGTCAATTAATAAAGGAATAACCCCGAAAGTTTTACCCGCTGAAGTACCGCCTTGAATTATTTTTATTCGCTTGTCTAACTTTGCAATTTTACTAATTGCAGTCGTCCGTATTAACATCAGGAAATAAAGGTTGTTCTATATTTGTTTGTTCTATTTGTTGAACAGGCGCACCGTAGCCACTATCCATAAGTGCTTT